TCACCAAATGATTTAGTTGCAAGCTCAACTGCCGTCCCTACATCTCTAAACGCAGCCAGCTTATTTATTTCATTCTGAACCTCGAAAAGCTCTTTAGCTTCTGAGGCCATCATCCCATATTGCTTTGTAAGCTCCCCTGAACTTATATTGGCTAATTCTGATGATTGCCTAAACGCATCTATGCTATTTTTAGCTAGATCAATCTTCTTTCCAACATTATCAACACTCGCGCCAGCCTTATCAGCCGCCATTTTGAACGCAGCGAACACAGATACCGCAGCGCCAAGCACAGCACCAAATGGGCCAAATATCTGTAAGAACTGACCGGCTTGCTGCCCAAAGGCTTGCGTTGCACTGGTTCCATTGGCGACCTGAACAGCATAGTCACCAATTTGATAACCCGCTTGCTGAACGCCGCCCATAGCGAACTTGCGTAAACTTTTTTGAGCGCCAGTAACAGACCCACCAAATTGGTTCATCTGTATTGAGCTTTGCTTTATCTGACGATCAAAGTTTCTAACGCGACCTTGAACTTGCTGAATGGGCCGACTAGCGCGATCAACCGCGAGAAGTTCAAACTTTAGCTGTTCTGCGCTTGCCATCTTCTTCCCGCCTTTCGTCTGCGATCTTAAAGTATGCGACCCATTCATTATACTCCGTTAATGTGATTTTCTCAATCTCACTAATCGTGCGGCCTAATCTATCTGCTAACGCGATTAAATTAAACCTGAATGGGTCTTTCCTTAGTTTCCCTCGGCTTCCTCAATAGAGCCAGCAGACATCATAGGCGCACTGATTTTATAGATCACCTCATGGGGAATGCGCTTTAGTTTAGGCTTATGCTCAATCGTATAAGCCTTCTCTCCATCTTCCTTTAGAGCCTTCAAGACAATTAGATCAATCAGAGCATCTATGTTGGCAGATGGAAAATCAGAATGCTTCCTCTGGATCGTTGACATTTCGCCAGAAGTCATAGGGGTATAGTAAACACGCAGAGGCTTGGCCCCTGCGCGTAATGTTACTTCTACATGCCTTGTTTCGATATTTGATATATAATCGTCTAAGGCGTCTATAGGGTTGGACATGGGTTACACCGTTGTAGCTGTTAATGCCCCACTACCTTGCACAGTTATTGATGCTTCCACAAGACCATCAAATGATGATGACCGTGTGACGCCGGTAACAATGGCTGTGCCAGTATAATATGTATCACCAGAAGTATCGCCCTCTGGATAAACATTAAGCGTAACAGAAGCACCGATTGTCAAAGCACCTTGACCAGTTGTATCGGTTTCATCCCAGAAAACATCAACCGATCCAGTGAATGTTGTCAGAGATGATTTATATGTGCGAGCAGTGTCGCCCATAGTTGTATCTTCTAAGGTATCCGCTGTTTCCTCTAAGCTGAAAGAACGGATTTCTGCGATAGCGTTAGCACCGACCTTTACGGTTCCTTCGCTGCCTGTGTGTGTAGCCATTGGAGCCTCCTTATCTGGCCGTTTCTACGTCATCGATAGCTGTATCATACCTTACATCAAATGTCAGCTTTGCGGAACCTATTGGCTGCTCCGCTTCGCCTGAAAAGTTGATGTCTGTACTGGATAACACAGCCGACTTTGCAAGACCATTGACAGTGAAGTCATTGGCTATTGCCTCTTCGATCTGAACAGCAATCGCATCCACATCATTATCAAAATTAGTTGTTGCGCGTACATATGCGTCCACCTCAATGGAAACAACACGCGCAGATGTCTTTACGCCAATGGTTTGCAGCGCAGATGCTTCTGATCCCGCATAAACCGTGATGGCTGGCAAGTCAGCGTCAGTCAAAGAATAAACCCTAGTGCCATATACGCGGTTGCTAACAAGCGTAACGTTAGAGTTAAGCACCGAAACTATGCGCTCTCTTATTTGCTGCCTAACGTGAGCCACTATGATTTCTCCAACTGAACGACAGTGACGCCAGTGCCATCATGTATCCACGCCCGCACATAATACGTCACCGCATTAATAACCATAGCTTGGTTATACGCTATGCTTGAGATGTCTGTTGTTCTGCATGTCAAGCGCGGCTGCTCTTCGTGAACAGCAACATAACCACCCGTATCAACAGGAATAGTTTCATTGTCGAAAATGCCGTTGATCGTGCCGCCATCATAAGTGACCGCAGTGGCAAATTCATCAACGTCGAATATGTTTGCTAGGTCATCAGCTAGTGGCAGCGCCATCTTCTTCAGCCTTTTCTTCTTTTACATATGGCTTGGCATATCCGCGATCAATTAGCTTCTGAGCGATACGGTCATCAACTGTATGGCTTGCACCAGCCTTGCCATTCTTGCCGCTCCAAGATGCGTCTTTAATCAGCGTAATCTTCATTTTTTGGCCCTTGTGGTCTTAGGCTTTGCAGCCCGATCAGTCGGAGCCTTAACAGGCTTAGGCTCAGGGGCATTATCAATGCGCCCATATCCCTTTAACGCAGTCGCTTCATCTGCGCCTAACTCAACTATATCGCCCGCTTTTCTAGCTTGACCAGCAGCAACACAGGATTTCAGGATAATATATTTCATCTTTCGCCCCTTATTGGAAAGGAGGGCCAAGTGGCCCTCCCAAGTTAGCACTCTTATGCACCATCATTGTTGAATGCAAAGCTTACTGCGTGACGTACAGCTACGTCTACAGTTTGCAATGCAACAATCCGTACTGTGCCTGAGCTAGACGCAGTGTATGGATCTACAACAATGTCCAAACCGCCATACATGCCGATCAGCAAGTCAGCAAAGTTGCCGAAGTACAGATCACCAGCAGTAACTTGGTTTGACACGATTGCATTGTAGCCGTTCATTGACCCATCTGGAGCAACTACAAACTGGCCTGAACCAGCGTCTTTTGCAGTTGTTTTCAATGCACCGTACATGCTGGCTGGCAGGATGTAAGCCAAGTTGCCTGCAAGAGCGTTGTCTTCTGCTACCGCAGTTTCCATCGCTACAACTTCAGCAAATGTTGGGTTAGCTGCCGCAAAGTTGGTTGGCGTGTTGATGCCTGATGTGTTCTTTACACCAGTTGGCTGACCAGATGATCCTGTTCCAGCCAATGCACCCAGATCAATCGCCAGAGCGATAGAAGCTGTCAGATCATTACGCACCAATGCTTCAACATCCAAAGATGATTGCTGCATCATAAGGCGTGTAATGTCTGTATGAGCGCCAAGCACTTTCGGCGTCATGGTGACTTGACCAACAGTAGGCTCGCTTTCGCCAGATGCGCCACCCTCAGATGAAATCCAACCAGCAGATGATGCGGCTGTTTTCTTTGGGATCTTCACGTTGCCTGACAAGCCTGTCAGCATTGTTGCACCGGCTTGCATGACTGATGAAGCATTCCGCAATACGTCGATGAAATCGCCGCCACGGAAATCGTCAGCAATGATGCCAGCATCGTCAGTTGTATTCATGTCGCGCACTTTCCAGCTACGCAATACATCTGCTGGGATCATAATGCCTTGTGCTTCAACACCCATCGCGTCTGACGCAGCAGCAGCAGCTTCTAATTCAAAAGCAGCAGCTTTTTGTGCAGAGCGATCAGTTGGGTTTGCATGAGCGCGGATAGCGCGAAGCAATGAGAACTGACGGGCCTCTTTCGGGGCAAGTCCGATTTCATTTGGCGTATCCAATGGTGCATTACCGATTACGTCCAGCAATTCACCGCGAAATTCTGCGAGTGAGCGGCCTTCTGATACGGCTTTGTCTGCCAAATCACGCTTGTTGTGCTTTGCAGCCAAGCGATACATTTCAGCAGTATCTTTTGCGGCGGCGCGAGTAGCTTCGGCCTTAACCGCATCGATGTCGATCTTGTTTTCTTCCGACATGATAGTTTCCTCTCTAATAAGAGTTTCAGTGATAGGTTTTGCGGGTGGCTTCTCTGCTGCGCGGCCCACCCCGACTGTCCTGTCTGCGGGTATGCTCACAACTGATACTTCCATTGGAAGCCAAGACTTCACGCGGTAGCTATCCGCATCTTGACGCTCCATGTCGTTGACATGATAGCCAACGCTGATGTTGCTTCTGATACCATCCACAACATCGTCGAAAACCTCTTTGGCAAGTCCATTTCTTCCGAAACGCACAGTCGCCCGTAATCTACGGGCCGAGCCATCAAGGCTTACGTCCTCTACCACACCAATCTGCTGGCGTGGATCGTGATCTAAGAGAAGCGGCATACGTCCTGACTTAGCAAAGCTAAGATCAATGCTGCGCTCATCGTGATCTAATATTTCATTGCCAAAGCTGCGCTCTACTGGCTCTTCGCTGGATACAGCAATCCGCACAGTGCGCTTATCTTCGTCAACAACTTTACCGTCAAATGACATGCCGCGAGTTTCCATCTTCTCACGGTCAAGGCGCTCTTCATCATCGTAATGCTGAATGCGCTCATCATCTTCCTGAGTAGTCTGCATTTCTTCTGGCTGATCTTCACGATCAGGCTTTGCAAAAGTGACAGTATAAGCATCATCTGTCTCTTCCACGTTCAATATGTGACGCTCTTCCATCTCTGTTGATCCTTTTAGTTCAAGACCGATAATATCATCTTTTGCCATATCTGCGCTACCCCTTTCATCGTTAGCCATTGGATGACCCTTTGGCAGAAGGTCAGTATCATGCTTTCCGCTGCGATATTTGCCATTGCGCAGCGCATATAAGAAACTGTTTACGCGGGCATATGCCCATTGCTCAGGTGATTTCACATTCGGCCTTACGCTTTGCGGATTAGTCTTATAAGCGCCAATGCCGCGACGAAATACTGCGCTTAATGTGCGTGTGCTGGTGCGCTTAGACGCGACATCACCAACTTTATCGTTGTGATCCTTGGCCTTCTTAGCCAATCCCACCTTCACAGCATCAGTCAATTCAGGGGCGCGATCTTCTTTATCTAAGCGCTCTGCAATCTGCCTACTCCACGAAAAGCCAGCATCACCGCCCCAAAGCGCCCACGCAATACGGCCATTTGATGGATAACCCTTTTCGCCTACGCGAAACCCCTCAGCCTTCTTATCCACCTCATGGCGG